GAACTAGATAAACCTGAACCTTCACGAGAAGTGCTTGTCAAGTATAAAAGAGATTTAACTAGAGTTTATGCAGATGAAGTTGCAAGAAGTAGTAAAGTATTAAGTACAGCTACAAGTAAAGAATTAGCAAATGAATATAAAGATTTTAAACAATTTTATTTTGTAATAAATGCAGATACAAGAGGAAGATTATATTCAGTTGGAACTACATATAATTATCAATCAGATCAAAAGATTAAATCTTTAATATGTTTTGCAAATGGCGAAAGGTTAGGCAAACGAGGTATTTATTGGTTGTATGTTCACGCAGCTAATACTTGGGGAAACGATAAAATTACCTTTGATGAAAGATATGAATTTACTAAATCAATGGAGAAAGAAATAGTTGATTGGGCTACAAACCCTATGGATAGCATAGGTTGGTCGAAAGCTGATAAACCTATGGAATTTTTACAAACTTGTTTTCATATTAAAAAAGCAATTGAAGTTGGAGAGGACTACGAGTGCAACCTACCCGTTAGTGTTGACGCTACTTGTTCAGGACTACAAATTTTGTCTATTTTAATAAGGGACTACGATACAGGTTACAAAGTAAATGTAGTACCGAGTGAAAAACCGCAAGATATATATACAATCATATCGACAAAAGTAGAGGAAGAAGTCAGGCAAGCTGCGGGACAAGGCAGCCGTGAAGCTAACAGGTGGTTACAATATGGTATTTCTCGACAAATAGTTAAAAGAAATATTATGACTTATGTGTATGGTTTAAGACCCTATGGTGCTAGGCAACAAATCTTTGATGAATACAAAAAACGAGTTGAACTAGGTCAAAAACCTAAATGTCTTAAAGATGATGGTTTTAGTGATTGTAAGTGGTTAGCTGAAATAGTGTGGCGACACATAGAAACAGAAATTAAATTAGCAAGTGAACTAATGAAATGGTTTCAAGATTGTGCAAAATTATTTGGTCAAGCAAATCTTCCTATGAAATGGACTACCCCAATGGGTTTCCCAGTTGTAATGGACTATCGGTATCTCGCAAAGTTTAGAGTTAAAACTGCAATTGCAGGGTCATTGGTCTATACAACATTAAGAAGACAAATGGATAAAAAGGACACTAGGAAATTTGTGTCCTCATCAGCACCAAATATAGTGCATTCGTTAGATTCAGCTATTTGTGCAGCAACAGCTTTAGAGTGTAAATTATCAGGAAATCCAATACCAAATCTAATGATGATCCACGACAGCTTTGCTACGACTGCGAATAGAGTGGACGATTTACATAGTATTATAAGGGATTGCGTGTCGAGAATGTTCGAAGTTGACTACCTGTCGAGCTTACACGAAGACTTTTCTCGACAATTACCTGACAAATTTAAAGAAAAACTGACAAAACCCCCAGAAAGAGGACAAATGCAACTTCAGGAAGTAAAAAACAGTTTGTATTTTTTTAGTTAAATGGTATTGATAGCGATAGGGTATTTATGACGAAACTTTTAGTATATGGAACTTTAAAAAGTGATGGGGCTTTACATTCCATTTTAAAAACAGGAAAATATTTAGGCGAATACATAACTAAATCTAAAGGTTATGCAATGAGTAGTGCGGGTGGAAATTCTTTTCCATTTGTTTATTATACAAATTCTGCAACAAATCCTTATAGAATAAAAGGGGAGTTATACGAAGTTGATATAAAAACTTTATTTGCAGCTAAACAAATTGAATTATCAGCAGGTTACGAATTTAAAGAATTAGACGACGAGATATGGGGTTTTCTTTATCCAAAACAAATCGGAAATTATTCTAATAATATCCGAGTTAACGAGGAAGAAAAATATATCGAGTGGCTTAATTTTTGAAATTTATTTTAACTTTATTACTTCTTCCATTTTCAGAAACTTTTACAATAGAAAGTAAATTACATTTATATTCATTTGAAGTTGATAGTTGTGATGTAAGACCTAAAACTATTTTTCACGAAGATATTAATAAACACGAAATAATATTTAATGGTACTAAATATCAATTCATAGGTACTATTTGCGAACTAAAGTCTTGAAAGCGAGACTATATTGTAAAGGATAACGATTTGTAGGGTACTCTTGGAGGTACTACTTATGAATAAACAAGTCATAAAAACACACACAACAAGTGAAGGAAAAGCAAATTATCCTTATTTATTTTCGCCTGATACGAAATTCGATAAGGACGGATTGTATAGAACTAAACTTGTTTTACCAAAAATTCAAGCAAGTGAAATTGTAAAGTTAATTGATTCTACAATTGAAGAAACTGCAAAGAAAAATGGTAAAAATAAAATATCTCCATACAAACCTTACAAAGTGCTTAAAGATAAATCAGTTGAATTTACATTTAAGTTAAAGGCGAAAGTAAAACCACAAAGCGGTGCTGACTTTGAACAACGTCCAAAGATATTTGACGCTAAAGGTCAACCGATAACAAAACATTTATCGGTTTATAGCGGTACAACAATGAAGGTCGCTTTTCAGGTAATTCCTTACCATACTAATATGCTTGGTACTGGAGTTAGTCTTCGTCTTAAAGCGGTTCAAATAATTGAACTAGTTGAAGGTAAGAATGGAAGCGGAGAACAAGCCGAAGAACAATTTGGATTTTCCTCCGAAGATGGTTTTGAAATAAAACCAGAAATGAGTGGCGGTAATGAAGAAGTACAAGCGACAGCTGAAGACTTCTAAATACCGATCAGGTTTAGAGGAAAGTGTTTGCAATGATTTACAAAAGAGAGATGTAAATTTTTCTTATGAAAGTCGTGTAATATCTTTCCTCAAACCTAGCAAAGTACAAAAATATACTCCTGATGTAATTTTAGATAACGAAGTTATCATAGAAATAAAAGGTCATTTTAAAAGAGAAGATAGACAAAAACATTTATTTATAAAACAACAATATCCAAATTTAGATATTCGTTTTTTATTTGGTAACGCAAGAAATAAAATTTACAAAGGATCAAAAACTACATACGCCGATTGGTGTAATAAAAATAATTTTAAATATTGTGAAAAATTAATACCCGAAAGTTGGATAAGAAATGGAAGGACATAACGAAAATGAATTTATTAGTCATCTACCTTGTGAGAAGTGTGGTAGTAGCGACGCAAATAGTCTTTATAGTGATGGGCATTGTTTTTGTTTCAGCTGTAATACTTATACGCACCCTAAAGGAATTGATAATTTGGAAAGGAAGGTTCGAGTGGAGAATGTTACAAGTAATTTCGAAGAAGGAATTCCAAAAAGTCTTCCTAAACGAAAACTCACTCTTGAAAGCTGTGAACTATGGTCTTATAGTGTGGGGCAACAAGCTGACAAGACGATTCAGATAGCGAATTATTACGACAAAAGTAAAAATTTAGTTTTTCAAAAAATTAGAGATAAAGATAAAAACTTTCATACAATTGGAAATATAAATGAAGCAGGTTTATATGGACAAGAAAAATGGAATGGAAATGGTAAAATTATTTGTATATGTGAAGGAGAGATTGACACAATTAGTTTATCTCAAATCTTTAACCATAAATATCCTGTTGTTGGTATTCCTAATGGAGTTAATGGTGCAGTTAAATCTATTAAGAAACAATTAGAATTTTTAGAAACATACGAAACAATAGTTTTATTTTTTGACCAAGATAAACACGGCTTTGAGGCAGCTCAAAAAGTTGCAGAATTATTTACAGTAGGTAAATGTAAAATTGCAACATTACCCTTAAAAGATGTTAATGAAATGCTTGTTGCTGACCGAAGTGATGAAGTTATAAAAGCAATGTGGGAAGCAAAAGTTTATCGACCTGATGGTATTGTAGCAGGAGAAGAACTTTGGGAAGTTGTAAAAGAAACTCCTGAAAAAGCAAAAGTAGATTATCCGTATCAAGGATTAAATAGAAAATTATTTGGAATTAGAAAAAGAGAAATTGTTACTATATGCGGTGGTTCAGGAATTGGTAAATCATTATTAGTAAAAGAAATTGCATATCATTTAATACAAAAAAATTTTAAAGTAGGTTTAATATCTTTAGAAGAAAGTATTAAAAGAACAGCTGAAGGTATTATTGGATTACATTTAAATAAACCAATTCATTTAGATAGAGAAAATGTAAAAGAATCTGAACTTAAAAAAGGTTTTCAAGAAACAGTAGGTAATGGAAATGTATTTTTATATGATCATTGGGGTTCAATATCTGAAGATACAATTTTAAATAAAATTAGATATTTTAGTAAAGCATTAGATATAGAATATTTATTTATAGATCATATTTCTATAATTGTAAGTGGATTAGAAACTCACGACGAAAGAAAAACTATTGATGTTCTTATGACTAAATTAAGAGCATTAACAGAACAATTAGGAATTGGTGTAATTATAATAAGTCATTTAAAAAGACCTGAAGGTAATAAAGATCACACCGACGGATTAAAAACTTCATTAGGACAATTGAGAGGTTCAGCAAGTATTGGACAACTTTCAGATATTGTTATTGGAGTTGAAAGAAATGCGAGTGGAGAAGACTCATCAGAAACAACAGTAAGAATTTTAAAAAATCGTTTTGCAGGTATCACGGGAGCTGCCTGTAAATTAAAATATAATAAAGAACAAGGAAGGTTATATGAGCAAGACAACACCATTAATTTTTGATATTGAAACAAACGGGTTAGACCCTGATAAAGTCCATTGTCTAGTAATTAGAAAAAATGGAGAAACAAATTCCTTTGTTGGAAACGATATACTAAATGGGCTAGATATGTTGAAAGACAATCTAGTCGTCGGTCATAATATTATTAAGTACGACCTTCCTGTGCTTAAAAAACTTTATGACTATTCTCATAACGAGAACCTAGTACACGACACTCTAGTTTTTAGTCGTCTTATCTACCCAGATATAAAACAGCTAGACGTGAAGTTGTTACATAGTGGAAAGATTAGAACCCATTTAGTTAACAAGCATAATCTCGAAAGTTGGGGTTGTCGCTTGAATTGTGAGAAGGGCGACTATGGAAAAGCCAACGCCTCTTGGTCGTCCTTTTCAAAAGAAATGCTTGAATATTGTATTCAAGATACAAAAATAACGGAGAAGCTGTATGGGTACTTAACTAACAAAAACTTTTCAGATCAATCCATAGCATTAGAACACGAAATAGCACATATCTTGTATGAGCAAGAAATGAAAGGTATCGGTTTTGACGAGAAGAAAGCAATTGAACTTCACGCTAAATTACTCAAACGTACAAATAAATTAAAAGAAAATTTAGCAAAATCATTTGGTTCGTGGGAAGTTGATCTAGGAACATTTACTCCGAAAGTTAATAATAAAAAACTTGGCTATATTAAAGGCAAACCAATTCGTAAAAAGAAAACAGTTGTCTTTAATCCTTCTTCTCGTCAACACATAGCAAACAGATTTCAAAAATTATATAATTGGAAACCTGAAAAATTTACTGAACACGGGCAGCCGATTGTAGATGAAGATGTATTAAAAGAATTAAAGTTTCCTGAAGCAAAAGATTTATATGAATATTTATCAATAGAAAAAAGATTAGGATTTTTAAGTGATGGTACTAATGCTTGGTTAAAGGTTCATAAATTTGGAAGATTACATACTCATTATGTTACAAATATTATAACTGGAAGAATGTCTTCACGATCTCCAAATTTACAACAAGTGCCAAGTATGAATACTCCTTACGGAAAAGAATGTAGAGAATTATTTGTTCCCTCTAATGGTTATGTGTTAGTGGGTGCGGACGCTAGTGGATTAGAAGCTAGATGTCTCGCCCACTACATTTATAATTATACAGGTGGAAAAGAGTATGTTGATCTAATTTTAAAAGGCGACATACATACTTATAATATGAATGTAATGGGAATTACAAATAGAGGACACGCAAAAAATGCTTTTTATGCAATTCTTTATGGTTGCAGTTATAAAAAATTATCTGAAATGTTAAAAATAGATATTAGAGAAGGAAAGAAACTTCTGGATAGATTCTATTTAGGATTACCTTTTCTTAAAGAAATACGACAAGATATAGTCGAGAAGTTAGAAGCTGTTGGTCATATAAACGCTATTGATGGTAGAAAGTTACAAATACGATCTACTCATAGTAGTTTAAATAGTTTAATTCAAAGTTGTGGGGCAATAATTATGAAAAAAGCATTAACTCTTTTATGGAATGCTTTGAAAGACCACGACGCATTTGTTGTAGCAAACATACACGACGAATTTCAAATAGAGGCAAGAAAAGAATTGGCAGAAAGCGTAGGACAAGTTGCAGTCAAATCAATCGAAGAAGCAGGGAAACACTTCAACCTACGAGTCCCAATCACAGGCGAATTTAAAATCGGAAAAAACTGGGCAGAAACGCACTAACTATAATTATACTTGGCGTAGATGGGCAAGTAATTGTTTAGGTAAGCAAAGAATAAGAAGTGGTAAAGATTGCGGTTTAACAATTGATGAGTTGTTAGAAATAACTCCTAGTCATTGCCCTTGTTGTAAAAACATTATGATTCCTATGCAGGATCAAATTCATAATTCGCCAACAGTAGATAGACTCAATCCTGAACTTGGTTACGAAAAAGACAACATTTGGATTATTTGTCATCAATGTAACAAAACAAAAGGAAATCATAAACACCCTGCTGCCTTATATAAAATTGCGGACGCTTGGTATTTAAAAATTGAAAGGAAAAAGATATTAAAATGCAAGTCATAATAGTTTTAACAGATTACAAAAATTTAAATGGAGAACTTTGTTGTTCTTATTCTTGTTTTGAAAAACCACAAGAAAATCAGGGAGAAACATTAGACCCTAAAAGTTTAATAGATAGTCCTTCAGTACAAATAGCTTCTTTACTTTCTAGTTTTTTACAAACAGTAGAAAGAAATAATAGATTACTTATGCAAGTACCTATTAATGAAAGTCGACAAAGTAAATATGCTAAATCAGATTTTCGCTATCATATAAAAAAATACGACAATGTTATTGAAGTAGATTTAAAAAATTGGCGACCCAAAGGTAAGAAACATTGAGGAAAATTATATTAGACCTATGCGGTG